TGCAAATAATGCAACTGCTATTAGTTAATATTAGCACCAGTTCTTATGCTGGTTTAAACATAGGAAAATCACAACATCAAAACAACTATCCAATAAAAATGTTTCCAAACTGTTACCTGGTAACACCTTTTATGTATGGTCGTTTTTTACATAAACCATTTGCATATCTATCTCCGCAAACTAAAAAAAAAGGAGATGATAATGGTACATACCAAAATAACTGAAAGACATGGTTATCATGTTTTGCAAGTTAAAGACAAATCGACTGGCAAATATAAGCAAGTCTATAAATCTAAAAAAGTATCTGAAGTAAACCATAAGAAAGTAGAGCTACAAAAGAATAGTATTAAAGCTCAAGCTGCCTTATCTCAAAAAACAATAGTCGATACATATAAAGACTTTGCTTTAGATAAAATTGCAATGGCTGAACATCCGCAATCTGGAATGAGATTAAAAAGTGTTAATCATTATTTTAGTTTCTGGAAGAATTGGATTAATCAATACTTTCCAAAAGACTTATTACTTAATGAGATAACAGTTCCAGTTATGGATCAGTTCTTTTTAGATATAAAGAAAGCTGGTTGCACTCACAAACAAGCTAATCTTGTTGTTAAAAGTTTTCTTACATTTTTAAAATGGTGTATTGAAAAACAATTTATAACTGAAATAGGAGTTATGTTGGTTTATAAAGTTAAAAATAGACCAGCTCTTAAAGATAACATTACAGCTAATATGCTTCCTAAAAAAACTGTTATGATTAACAGACAAGAAGTGGCTAGATTATTTAAACATCTAATGCCAACTAATAAAAATCCTAACGCCTGGTTAAAGTTTGCTGTTGTTGTAACACTTGCTTTTACTGGTTTAAGACTTGGAGAGTTAAGAGCTTTAAGGTGGGATCGGATTGATTGGATATTAGGTAAAATTACAATTAATCAAGCTGTTGTTGAAGGTGTAATTAAGGACCAAGTTAAAGCTGATGGTAGTTTTGATAGTGTTCGTATGCACTCTGCATTATTTAGAGTGTTATCTATTTGGAAATCTATTCAATCTAAATATTACACACCAAGAAAAATGCCATTAGTATTTGCTTCATTAAAATTCGTACATGAAACAATACCTTTAGCAGATAAAACAATAAATGATTGGCTTAAACTAGCTTATCAAGATCTTGGTTTTGCAAAGATTGAAGTAGTTAATAATATTTCTGGTAGTAAATCACACACTCGAACTGTTATTAATAAGTTTCAAGGATGTGTAAGCAAAACATTTAGACACTTTGCAGCTACTTCTTTAACCGATGCTCAAGCTGGTAATGAAATCTTAACTGATAACTTTATTAAAGGACAGATAAGACATAAGGATATTAGATTAACTAAAGGTCTTTATGGAGATCATACTGGTTTAGATCCATCAGGAGAAAGAGCTGCCGCTGAACAAGAAGCTTTAGATGGCGCATTTCCTAACTTAATAGATATGGAGGCTCTTGATGAAAATTAAAATTAAATCTAAAAGCCATTGGTCAGGTACTCATTTTCAAATTTTGATTGATGGAATTAAATTTCCAAAAGAAAGAGGAGAGTATTATCAACCAAGTGGAAATACGGAAGAAGATAAAAAACAAAAAGCTATACATTTTGCTATTGCAGAAAATGAAGGTAAGTTTCTTTCTCCTGGTGGAATAATTTATAAAAATAAAAAAGAATATCTTAATAAAATGGAGGCTTTTAATGAAAATTAAAAACTTCAAAGCTATTAAGTATTTTGCTTTAAAGACTGGCAAAATTTATTCTTACAAATCTACTTTTGGCGAGATGCAAACAGACCAAGATCTTAAAAAGATTGTGTCATTGCCAAAATCTAATGTTGTTATATTTCCTAAAAAATACGTTTCTTAACTAGGTATCAAAGGTTATGGAGGCTGCTGAAACGCAGTCTCTGTAGCTCCTAGAGCTTCTATTTCTTCGCTAATGTTTGAAAATTATCTCTTTCTTCAGATATTCTATCTATTTCAGCTTTAAGGCTTTTATTTTCTTTTTCAATTTTTAAAATGTGAAGTCTTAAATCTCCATTATTTTTAGCATGGATTACTTCTAATCCTTGTATTCTTTTTATTTTAGATACAGCTTCTTTTAATTTTAATTTTAATAATTTATTTTGATTAGTTAAGTATTCAATTTTTTCAGGATCTTCAAACATTCCAGTATTTGTCATTCGTCAAACTCCTCTATTACTTCTATTGCAGATGGAGATAATTTAACTATCTCATTAGCTTTAGTTGTTGCTACAATCTCAACATGAGTATCTCGCAGCTCTTCTTTACAAGCATCTTTAGCTTCATTTAACTTCTCCATTAATGCTGGGAAATTACTTTCATAAACTCCGTAGATATATAGATCATTAATAGCTGCTGTTACTCTGGCTAAACCTTTATGCCTTTTCTCAAGCCTTAATAATCTTTGATCACTACTCATCTTTTAAAACCTCCTTTAATTTATATTTAACATTTTCTATTTTTAAATCTGATACTTCAGCTTCCGATGTTATTGGATCTTTACCTTTGATAGCATCGTTCTCATTTGGATATTCTTCTTTAACTACAAAGTCTGCTTGACCAGTTGTTGTTTTAATTATCTTTGACATTTACTGTTTTTCCATCGTCAATAGTTTGTTTAATTATTGGTTTTTGATCTGTTAAAATAATTTTTGTAATGTTTATAGCTCCAGAATTTATGTCTGCTGTTTTAACTAAAACCATATACTTGCATCCAGCATCTTCAGCTGTTTGCTCTTGGATCTCTATTTCGCAAACGTCAGCTTTGGTTATGCTCATTACTAAAACCTTCGTATTTTGCTATCATCATTGGATCAGCCAGGACATCCATTGATACGTTAAATTTATTGGCTAACAATTTAAGTTTATTACTTGAAACTCCGTTAGATCCTTTTTCGTACTTTTGAATTTGCTGAAAGGTAGTTCCTATAGCTTGTCCAACTTTACTTTGATTTAGATTTCTTTTTTTTCGTAGAAACTTGATGTTTCTTCCGACTGCTGCGTTGAACTCAAGTTCTTCGCTGGTTCTATGTCTGTTTGGCATAAAATATCCTCTATGGTTAAGTTAAAATAATCCTCTGTTTGCTTCTTCCAGCCAGTCATATCGTGAATTGTTGTTCGTTTAGCTGTTTCAAAGAAAGCAAGAGGTGGCATTTGACGATAAACATTTTCAACTCCGATAAAGAAAGCTGGTATTTTATTTTCAAATTTTAAGTACCAATTAGATTGGTTAATTCTGTGAACTGGCATATCAGAGCTGAATGCTTGATAGCCAACATAAGTTTCGTAATTAATATCTCCTGATTTTCTAGTCATCAATTTTTTCCAATGGATCGTATTGAGTTTTAAGTTTGCAGATAAACTCTGCTAATTTTGAATTTAATCTAGCTGATACAATAGGCAGCAACTTCATTACTTCTCCAAACATAGCAACTAATTCTAAATCTCTTTCAGATGGCTCGTAAGCATCCCAGTCATCTTGACTTAATCTCCAATTTAAAAATATTTCTACAGCTTGTTTTTCTCTTTCCATTTCAAGAGCTAACTTTGCAGTATCAGTCATTTGATTTGCTGTTGTTTTAGGAAATTGTATTACTGTCATGGCAAATCCTTATGATGATCTTTAATTTTATCATATTCTCTTGGCGATAATTCTGGATTTAATTTTTCACAAAAAGCAAGTATCAAACTTCTCATTTCAGAGTTGCTTAACAAATCAAAACCAGCCATTTCAAAAATTTGGTTATATTCTTTAGGAGTAAAATTAATTTCTTCTAAATCTTTTATTTTTTCTTTTATTTCAGAATATTTATCTATCATTTTTTTGCATTAACTCCGCCTGGTGCAGATAGTTTGCTGCGTCATCGTAATTGTCTTGTTTAAAAGATTGTCTGGTCCTAATTAGTTTAGCTGCTACATACATACTGGCGACCAGATGACCTGGTATGTCTTTTTTTAAGCCGAGTAGAGATGACCACATTCTACCAATATTTGTCATATTGTTTTCGAATGAGCCATACTCTAGCTCTTTTGTTTGACGGATTTGTTTAAGCTTTTCGTTTAGCATTTTTATCTTTGTTAAAATCTACATAAGCTTGATCAATAAAAAATGAGGCTGTCTTTGCCATACTTTGTGGCATCTCAAATTTCTTATCAGACATCTCACGAAGTTTTTTGTAAGTGTCCATGTTCAAGGCTATGCTTTTAAATTTATCCGTGTCCATTGTTTAACTCTCCAAACTAGCTGGATCAAAAGCAGTACCAGCATTATTTTCTTCAAGCGGTTCTACTCGGTGCATCCAATAATAAGGAGATCCTTTTGGAAGTTTACCAGTTCCAGAAGCTTCAGCTTTGTAGCCTCCAATTCTAAACTTTTGACCATCAGGTAAAGTTATTGTTCCTTTGAGGTCATAGCTTTTAGGATTTTCTTTATTCTCATTTGGAAATATAACTCCAAGTGATTTACGTTCTTTTTGTTCTTCAGCCATTTTTGATTATTCCTTTGGTTTCAAGTTGAGTTTTAATCTTGTTAAAATCTAATAAAAATTTTCCATAATACTTTGGACTTAAATCTTTTAAGTCTTGCATTAAGTTTTTATTATCTGTTATCCAAGATGTATAAGAGCCGATATGTGAAACCTTACCAAGATCGACTAAAGCGGAAGTGAGTTTTTTCTCACTTTCAACAATTTTGTTTTGAACATTTATTGCCTGATCAACTTCTTCAGCTGATGCAATATTATCATTAGTAATTGCTAAAAAGGCAGCACAACGACCTACCGCAGAACTTTCGCAATTTTCCAGAGCTGATGTATTGTTAATTCTTGAGGCTGCTCTAAATTCTTCTGCTAATCCTGATGATACATGAACACCGTCTATATAAGCATCTGCTTGAACGACAACTCTTTTATCGTCATGGTGTATTAATGTAGTTTTTATATCAAGATCTTTACCTAGATTTCTTCGAAGTATTGCTACTCTTGGTGCTACTGTTGCATATTCTTTGCCATGAATAGGTATTGTGGTGCTTTTAAGATTTTTTTTAAAATCGTTAATAGCTTTTATTAATTTATCATCTGACATATATAATAACCTCCTATAATAATTGTTGAATAAGTGATGATTGATGGAGAAATCAAATTGAACTCCATATTTTTTTTGCTTTATTTAAAAATTCATGTCCAATGTTCCAGTAAAAGCTTTCAAAGTCTGGATCTACATCTCTAGCGATTTCTTGTAAAATCATTTCTGGTTCTTCAAGATCAATATGTCTTGCAAGTAATCTTTCAATTCGCATACAATCTTTAACAAGAGCTTCATAATAATTATGTAAATTTTTAGGCTCAAGATCAGCACAATTCTCTTTTGTAAAAACTTGAAAACCGTCTGCTGTTACATAAACTAACTTTGGATTACATGGTTTTTTAACTTCAGTATAAAAACCTAATTGTTTAAGATGATTTTTACTTGGAGAAGAAGGCAGCCGAGCCAGAGAGAAACTTCGGCTACCGTCTTTTTTAATCTTACCTGGTGTTTGCCAGGTAGTTTTCAATTCAAGGACCGAAAGGAACAGAGCATCGCTTGAAACATGAGAAGGCGATGATGCACCAGTAGATTGCTCTACTGATTTAAAATCCTTGAAATGAAGATCGGTTCTTCCAACAATCGGAAGAGAAAGTCTTTCGTCAACATGATTAATACTATCTTCTGCAACTACATCAGTTGCTTTACTTGCACCAAGTTGATCGAATACTATAAAAGCTTGTTGTATTGTTTGAGGTATTGTCTCTAAATATTTTTCTTTTTTATCTTTATCTTTGTCATTGACTGGAACATAATTTGAAAATTTTTCTACTGCTTTTGCAATAGCTTCTTGTTGTGTTAATTTTTTATGTTTGTGTGGAGCTAATTTTTTTTGATTAGGATTAAAAGACCAGATTGTATCTGCGTAATGCCATTGAACAGCATCTCCTACAGCAACACCAGCAGCCATATTAGCGTTGCCATCAAACAAACGTCTTTCTTGTTGCGTACAAAACAATCTTGAAAAAACATAAAAGCCTAATGGCAACTGTGCAGCAGATGGAGAGTGATGGTTAATTTTTAAAAGCTTATTTAATTTTGTAAAGCTATCTAGTTGTAGATCTTGTAAAGGATCTGTAATTTTATTTTTTAATATCATGGAATGATTGATATTCCGATGTATTAATATTTGATATGTGAGGTTCTTGACTTTGCTTTAAGTCTTATGCTTGGTGTAATTTAGTTGGTTTCTTTGTTTCCTGACTTTCCTGACTTTCCTCTGGAAATAGGTTTTGTTCTATATACTTAATAACTGCATCTCTACGGTATAAAATAATATTACCATCTTTTAAAAATCTTGGACCTCTTAAAACTCCATAGTCTTTACTGCATTCTCGAAGATGTGAAAGTGTTTCAGTTGGTATGCCAAATTCTTTATAAACTGCTTTAGGAGTTAAAAATTGTATTAGTTGATGTGGAAGGTATTTTTTAAGCAAGTTTTTTTTCCTTCATCATTGGAATTATTTGAGCTGTAATATTTTCTGGTTTAAAAGCTTTTATAATTGAAACCGCATCTGGAATAACATCATCTTTAATTATTTTGATTTCAGCTGTTGTATCTATATTTATAATACGTCTTTTAGTTCCATATATTTGATAGATACCTAAATAATATCTGTATTCATCAATTAGGTAATCATCTTTTTGTGGTCCACCTAATATTCTTTCTCTAACATAACAAAATTTATTATGAGCATCTGTATCAATAGTATTTTTATGATCATAGTAAGCTATCCAATTATTAAAAGGAGAAGTGTCTGGTCCTACAACTTTAATAGCTTTTAAATCTTCTGAATATAAATCTCTAGGTGCTTCATGTGTTTCAAAAAAATCTGGAATAAACACTTTACCATTTTTTAAATTAACATTGGACCAACAAGTCATTTGTGGTGCATCAAACATTAATGATGCTGGATCAACATTTATTTTTTCAGCATACTCAATAGCTTTCTTTTTTGTAAGCTCAAGATCTCCTTTTAAAATTTTATATAAAGTTGAAATACCTTTATCTGTTGCTAAATCTTTTACGTTAAGACCTCTTGTTAAAAACAAATCATTTAAAATATAAGAAGTATCATTTTTATTTTTGTTAGCAGCTTTCCATTGTCTATTTAACTCATTACGTTCACTATTTTTTAAATATCTTGAAGCTTCTTTATAAACTTTACTATCAACACCTTTAATTATTTTTTTACCTACACTTAAATATTCAATTTCAACAGTTGCTTCTGGAATTATTCTTGTTTTTGTTGGTTTAGGTCTAGTTACTTTAAATGTTTTTTGATAAGTGTCTAAATCCGCATTGTAATAATCTTCGTAATTTTCAAAAGGATCTATTCCAATACATCTATAGGTAAAATAAACTGATGCTTGTTTTCTCATTTAAA